TTTATCAGTTTTGAAACTTTGGAGGGTTAGGTGGAATTTAAAAAGTATCAACTTATTTTAGAGTTTGAGGAGGCTAACAGGCCTCTCACACAAATTGAAAAGAAAGGTCTTGCTATCTACTCTATCGAGTATTTAAAAGTGGGGCTAGATAGCTTAGAACGTGAATATTGCAACAGGAGGTATGCACAATGAAATTTAATGAACTGATTGAAAATGTAAAAGGTTGGTCAACAGCTAAGGAGCTTGACAAAGCAAGCCCATTATCTCAAATGCTCAAACTCAATGAAGAGTGGGGGGAGCTCAATGGTGCTACAGTACGAAAGGATAAGGAAAAGATAGCTGATAGCGTTGGAGATATGATGGTTGTCTTGACTATCCTAGCTCAACAGATGAACTTTTCTAAAATCCATTTGTCTCTAAATCCAGATGAGAACGGACAGCATAATTTTCATTATGTAGATCAGTGGTCAGTAGAGATACTGTACTTGCACATTGCTAATGAAATTGGGTTGATTGCGCGTGGTTTGGTTGATGTTTCAACTAATACAAATCGCATTAACGCACGCACTCAAATTCAGTTAAGTAGTCGTAACATTGCTATTTATCTGATGTTTGTTGCTAAGAAATTTGATTTGACTTTGACAGAGTGCCTTGAATTGGCATGGAATGAAATCAAAGACCGTCAAGGAAAGATGGTGGATGGTGTGTTTGTTAAGGAGTCAGACCTATGAGATGTTTTTATGTCAGTGGTAAAATTGCAGATCTTGATTTGGGGTCAGAAATCAATGCAGAAAATTCATTTATGGCCGCTATTGAGTTTGTGAAACGATACACCGACTTATTAAAGTTTGGTTCAAATGAAATCAAGGTATCAGAAGTAGAGGAGGTTTCAGCATGACAGTTTTAGCATGGCTAATCTATAATCTATCGGTACTTGCTACCTCCTTATACCTTACTATTCATTTTAATTCTGGATGGTGGATGCTTCTTGTTTTGATTGCATCAACCGACTTAAAAACTAAGAGAGGTACAATCAATGATAAATAACGTTGTTTTAGTAGGGCGACTTACAAGAGATGCCGAACTGAGATATACGCAATCTAATATTGCGGTTGCTACATTTACTCTTGCTGTAAATCGTCCGTTTAAGAACGAGGCTGGAGAGCGTGATGCTGATTTTATCAATTGCGTTATCTGGAGACAGTCAGCTGAAAATCTTGCTAATTGGGCTAAAAAAGGCTCTCTTATCGGAGTTACAGGAGTAATTCAAACACGTAGCTATGATAATCAACAAGGCCAACGTGTTTATGTCACAGAGGTTGTTGCTAGTAATTTCCAATTGCTAGAAAGTCGTAACAGTCAGCAAAATAATCAAGGCCATCAAGATAATCATGGTGGTTATCAGCAACAGGGCTACAGCAGCCAAGGTAGTTCTTTCCAAAATGGAAATAACCAAGGGAACAATTTCCAAAATGGAAATAGTTACGGGCAACAAGGTAGTTTCTTTGAGGGGAACACAACAAATCCAGTTCCTGATTTCACCCGTGATAACAATCCATTTGGCAGACCGACAAACCCATTGGATATCAGTGATGATGATTTGCCGTTTTAGAGAGAGGTGCTGAATGGAATTTATCAAAGTTAAAGTGGTCAAGGTAGGAGCACATCGCAAGGCTATCATTTGCCCATCGTGTAAACAAGCTGTTTTCTTGTCGTGGGCAACTGGTATCGAGGGGGAAACTGATGAACATGGTTATTATTTCCGTGCCGTCGAGCCTTTCAATATCCGCAAAATTAATCAAGAGTTTCAAGATGCCTTTGAGGATGCACCACCTAAACACTCTTTCACCATCAGAAATAAGATGAGAGGGTGATATAGTGCAGAAAATGATAGTATGGGCGTTGTTTGATAGTGGTAACGGCTCATATACTAAAGCAATCAACACGCTTAATAGTTTTGGGGGGGCGAATATTGAAGTATATCCGATTGGGATAGATATTGAAAACAAGAACAATCATTTTATCCCTCTAAACCTTGCAGATTACTCACGCCTCTTTGGTGATAACAAGCTATTTGATACGCTTGACAAGCTACCACATCCAGATTTGATCATAGCAAGTCCACCTTGTGAGAGTTGGTCAAATGCTAGTGCGATGGCAAATGGCAACGCTTGTTGGAAAAAGGAAGATTTATCAGATAGTCTATTTGAGCCTCAAATACCACCTAGCATGTTTACTATTAGAGCGAACAAAGACTATGAGGATGCGTACAATAATTATCAGTATGATAGGCAATTTATGAAACGTGTTAATGGTGAGCTATGCGCCTTTAATACCATTGAAATCATAAAGAGGTATCAGCCTAAGTATTGGATAATTGAAAATCCAGCAACAGGGAGACTATGGAAGTATATAGAAACTATCATAGGCTTTCCATTGCCCTATAAAAACCCAACAAGGTACAACAACTATGATTACCCTTTGCAAAAACCGACCAAATTTGCAAGCAATCTATTTCTAAATCTCAACAATGATATAAATCCAGCAGAAATTGAATGGGGTAATTTTTCTAAATCGTATAATGAACGATCTAATATACCTCAAAAGTTACTTTTGGATATATTTCAGACAGTACTAAACCAATTTGAAAAGGAAACAGAAAAAAATGACAAAAATTGAAATCATTATGGTACTTACAACTTTAATGTCTATCACATGGGCAGCGATTGTTACAATTCACACTATGCAAGCTACCAAGAAGCACAAGGCAAAAGTGGATTATTATCAGAAACCACAAGTGCAATGTGAGATTGCACGTCATGTACTTAAAAACAAATGGTACTCAGATGGAGGGGAGGTGTTTAGATGAAAGTATTTGATGGCGCTAAAATGCGTGCTATCCGTAAAGAGGCAGAGCTTACTCAGTATGATCTTGCCCCTATGGTTGGCATTAGTCAAAATCGAGTAAGTGACATTGAGAGAAATGTTACAACTCCAACAATTGAGGAAATTGAGGCATTTGCCGATGCTCTAAATACTCAAGTATCATCATTTTTAAGTAACGAGTCAGAAATTGAGGTTATTGCTAATACCTTTACGAAAAAGAAAAAGGATACAGATGCAGAGTCTCACTTTGACACCCCAACCGAGCAAATGGAGCTATTTGTTGATGATACTTTACTAGGTCATGATCTGACAGGATATGTATTGATCAGCCAAAAAACCTATCTAGAGTTGTTAGATAGTCAAGATCGCTTAAAGCAGTTACAAAAACTTTTGAAGTGGGGAGTTTGTGATGAAATTTGAACTTATCAATGACCACTTTGAAAATGCTAAGCGATACAACATACCGAGGGCGCAACTTATCATTGCTGATATTCCTTACAATTTAGGAAATAATGCATACGCCTCTGACCCTAGATGGTACAAAGATGGCGATAACAAAAACGGAGAGAGCAGATTAGCAGGGAAATCATTTTTTGATACAGATAATGATTTCAAAATCAATAATTTCTTTGACTTTTGCAGCCGTTTGCTTAAAAAAGAGCCAAAAGAAAAAGGGAAAGCGCCTGCTATGATTGTCTTTCATGCCTGGCAACAGCGAGACATGATTATAGAATGTGGTAAAAAGCATGGTTTTAATAATGCTTATCCGCTCTATTTCACAAAGAAATCAAGCCCTCAAGTGCTAAAGGCCAATATGAAAATTGTTGGTGCGGTTGAAGAGGCAACGGTATTATATCGTGATAAACTCCCTAAATTTAACAATGGTGGGGCTATGATACTCAATCATGCCCCGTGGGAAAAAGATAGCTCTTACCCAGTTATCCACCCTACGCAAAAACCGATACCAGTTTTGAAACGATTGATTGAAATTTTTACAGATGAGGGCGATGTTGTCATTGATCCCGTAGCAGGTTCTGGATCAACTCTAAGGGCTGCTATTGAGATGAATAGGTCAGCCTATGGATTTGAAATTAAGAAAGATTTCTATAAGGCTGCACAAGAGAAAATGCTATCGTCATTTCAAATTAGCTTAATTTAAAGCAGGAGGACAATATGGATAAAAAACTTATTGGGTTAGACCTAACCCACATTGCAGATGGAGGTTTACAGGAAAAACTAGACAAAGAGCTTGAAAAAGTCTTTGATAACATCCTTGACCTTAATACCGATGCGAAAGCAAAACGAAAAGTGACTATCACGCTTACGATGTCAGCTAACGAAGAGCGTACAGTGGTTGATACTATCATGGAGGTAAAATCAAAATTTGCGCCTCAAAATGGAGTAGCTACAACAATTCTTGTTGGGCGTGACTTTGATACAGGACAAGTACATGCTAACGAGCTAAAAAGTACAGTACCTGGTCAAATGTACTTTGATGAAAACGGAGAAATTCTGACGGATATTGGGCAACCAGTGGCAGAAATTGAACAACAAGCAGAAACAAAACCAGATATTATTGATTTCAACAAAAAGAAAGTAGGTAACTAATATGACAACAGAAAATCTTAAATCAGCATTGGAATACGCAGTAGAACTAAATGAGTGTGGATTAGAAATTTTAACAGCTGCAGATGGCACAGAGTATTATGATGCCAATAAATTCAACCTCAAAGAACTTGACCCTAAACGCTATCCTAAAACTTTGGAGCTATCAACCTTGACAAGCCTTGTTGACTATCTCAAAACAGACCTAAACAATTTGAAAAACCAACGCTTGATTGTAGCAGTTGAGAAAAACGATGAGGTGTGCGTTTGGTCTGAAAATGATGAGTTAGAGCGTCGCACATTACTTGTTGATGTTAAGGCACGCATTCCAGAGCTATCTTTTGGCCGTTTCCTATCTCCAGAACAGTTCAATATCATGTTGCAATCAAACTTTATTGACGATAATGATCGTGGTGCATTGCTAGAATTTGCTAGCGCATTGAAAATTGAGAATGGGGCTGAAATTGAAGATAATGGAGTATCTCAAGTAGCAACAGTTAAAACAGGTGTGGCAAGTCTTGCGAAAGGTAAAGCACCTAATCCAGTTACATTGCGCCCATATCGTACATTTAGCGAGGTTGAACAACCAGCAAGCCTATTTGTCTTTAGGATTGATAAGCAAGCCAATATGGCTTTATTTGAGGCAGATGGTAAGCGTTGGGTAGCTGATGCAGTAGGAAACATTGCGGCCTATCTAAAAGAGCAACTAGCAAACCAAAAACATATCACAGTATTAGCATAAGAGAGGAAAAAAACAATGACTAAAGAAACTAAAAACACGGTATCAGCTGAAACTATCGTAGAGAACTTGAAAGAGTTTGTTGAGGCATTACATGATGCTAGTAAAAAGGCAATGTTATACTATCTTTTGACAGAAGATATTGATATGTTCAAGACAGCTAAAACAATGCACAGCGTTAGCCATGATTTGTTGGATATCCTAGATGGTAAGAGTGTTAAAGAAGTGCTTAGTGAATCTGATGAGGAAGATAGCTCTTTAGTTGGATCAATCGCTATCAATGTAGAAACTGGGAAAGTTGAGGGGATTGATGATATCAAGGACACCAAAACAAAAGAACAGATTTTAGCAGCTGTAAGTAAAGTGGTTGAAGAGTTAGGCGGTAATTAGATGATCTTGTTTCTGAAATTGATGGTTATCAGCGCTTGCTTACTCCTTGCTATTCTGATTTTCGTTGCTGGGCGCAAAACCTACAAAAAAGGAAAAGCGGACAAGGTGGTTTGGTTTATCTTTGATGCTTATGCTATCGCTTTGATTTGCACAGTGATAAAGATTTTGGAGACATGACATGAAAAATAAAAATCGAGTTGGTCTATTTTTTGCACTTGCAGCCTTGTCTTTATCAATGCTAAATCTAGGTTTGATAATCTCTAAAAATCACTATAAACCACAGGTGGTCAAGCTGGAGCAACAAGTAGAAGAATTGAAAAACAGAAAACCAGTCATTATTTATCAAGTTGATAATGCTGGGGGTGAACTTATCGGAACAGTCACAGAAAAAGCCATTGTTGATGGTCATTATACGGTTACTATCGGAGCTTATGGCAAGTTTCTTGTCACTAAAGAGCAATATGATGCTCTTGATATTGGTGACGATGTACCAAAATTCTTAAAACAGAGAGGTATTAAGTAATGAGTGATTTTTTAAATCAAGATTGTTTGCAGGGAATGAAGAATTTTCCAGATAACTATTTTGATTTAGCTATTGTCGATCCACCATATTTTTCCGGGCCAGAAAAAAGAAAATACTATGGTCGGAAAGTCAGTCCGATTGGCGTCAATAGGCTTTATGGCGAAACCTCAGAGTGGCAAATTCCAAATAGAGATTATTTTGATGAGTTATTTAGAGTTTCAAAAAATCAAATCATTTGGGGAGTGAATTATTTCGACTATTCTTTTGGCTCTGGACGTATCGTTTGGGACAAAGTTAATGGTCAGTCAAGTTTTTCAGATTGCGAGCTAGCGTACTGCAGTTTGCATGATAGCACACGCTTATTTCGCTATATGTGGAATGGTATGATGCAAGGTAAATCAATCTCTGAAGGTCATATTCAACAAGGAAATAAGGCGTTGAACGAGGTTAGAATTCATCCGACACAAAAACCAGTCAACCTTTACCTTTGGTTATTGCAAACTTACGCAAAAGAAGGCGATAAAATACTCGATACTCATGTTGGCTCAGCAAGTAGTTTAATTGCTTTTCATGAGTTAGGCTTTGAGTATATTGGTTTTGAAAAAGATAAACACATATATGAGTTAGCAATGGCCAGGCTAAACAGCTATAAATCACAAATAAAATTGTTCTAATAAATTAGGAGTTTTGGATGAAATTTGAGTTTTCTTTGCCTCGGAATACTAAGCTAAAATCTCTAAATATGGTTATCAATAGTAACGACAGGCAACATCAGACAGATAAAGCTAAAGTTACTAAGCGCATCAGAGCTTTTGCTTATTGGCATACATCGATGAACAAGGATAAAGGGAGGGCTGCTTTTAGCCCCTCTAACCCTTGTGAGGTTACAGTTACAATTTACAGCCCTACTAAGTCTAAATTAGATCCACCTAACTTGTATCCGACAGTCAAGGCTATCATTGATGGCATGACTGATGCAGGTATTTGGACAGATGATAATCATAAGGTTATCAAAAAGTTATCATTTGTTTATGGTGGTTTGAGTGAGGAGAAAGGGCATTATAGATTAGAGTTTGATATAGAGGAGGTGGAATAAATGACAAAATTTGTTAAAATACAATCTTGTTATAGAGGACATACTGAAGATGAGCTTATCAACATAGATGATATTAGTCGCCTCTGTCTAGGCCCTAACATCTTGTTTTTAAGAACACCTTACAATTTAGGAGAACATCATATTTCTATCACTCAAAATTCAGTAGATAAACTTTTGAAAGTATTGGATATTATTGGGGAGGTGGAGTGATGATACCTGAAATAAACTCTGTATGGCTTCATCTAAAATCCGGAAAAAGGTATAAAGTGGTGCAAGTCGGTATGTGGGAAGAAACACTAGAGAAATGTGTGGTTTACGTTTCTTTGGATAAAAAAGTTAGGTGCTGGATTAGACCGCTAGAGATTTTTATGGATGGGCGCTTTAAGGAGGTTAAGTAATGAATCCGGAAATAATTGATAATGTAAATAACCCAAGCCACTACCAAGGACGGTATGGTATGGAATCTATCGATGCTCTAAGAAATTTCATGACACCAGAGCAATTAAAGGGTTTTTATCTCGGAAACGCTTTGAAGTATCAGCTACGTTTCCAGAAAAAGAATGGGCTTGAAGATTTGAAAAAGGCTCGTAAAAATTTGGAGTGGTTAATTGAGGAATTTGAGGTAGAAAAATGAAGTTTAAAAAACTATTAGCAATCGCATTGCTTGGCTTATCTTTTGTATGGTTGGCAGCATGTGGAAACAAGGATGTCCTTGGAACAACTTTCACTTTTAATTACGCAAAAGTGAAAATGGTAGATGGGCAAATCGTAGAGGGCAAAGTCAAACAGTGGGCGAAGTACGAGAAACAGGATAGTATTCGTGTCACTTTTGAAAATGGAGATGAGTATTACACTCACTCAAGTAACGTAACTTTGTATAACAGATGATGAGGGGGTGATACATGACTGATGACGAAGAAGAAAATAGAGCGTTTATCAGTTATTCATCGCAGGGAAATCAATTGGCTCAAGTGGTATTTTTTGAGGGATAAGCAAAATCCGAAAAGAACCATTTTGGAGCAAAAGATTATAGTTTCTCATATCAAAAATGATAGTCTTGAAGCTAAATTTTTAACCAATTTAAAAAAATCAACTGAAGATTTTATAGATGGGTCTGATCCTAAATATTTGCAGGCAATAAAAGAGGTTTATGTCTACGAGAACATGAATGTTATTGGAGCTTGTCAAAAAATACTATTTTATAGCCCAACTCAAGCCTATGTATTACTTAATGCGTGGTTTAACGATTATTTTCGTGCGACTTACACAGAATTACTAGAAAACGCCATATTAGATAAAGAACCGTAAAAAAGCCAAAGCTTATGTATCTATAATCAAGATATATAAGCTTTTTTGAAAGGAGAGATATGGAAAACTTACAAATCGAGTATGTGGATATAAAATCCGTTAAACCATATCACAAAAATGCCAGACATAATGACGGCGAGGCGACAGATAAAGTTGCTGCATCCATAAAAGTTTTTGGTTTTCAGCAACCTATCTTAGTAGATGATAATAATGTCATCATTACAGGTCATACTAGACTCAAAGCGGCTCTTTCTTTAGGTATAGATACAATACCTATCGCTCACGCTGTAAACTTGACAGACGAGCAGATAAAGGCTTATAGACTAGCAGATAATCGAGTAGCTGAGTATTCAACATGGGATGCTGAGCTTTTGAATGTAGAACTTGGTGAGTTTAAAACAATAGATATGAGCCAATTCGGGTTTGACTTATCCGTAACAGGTTTAGATTTTGGTACAGATCAAGAACAAGAGTCATCTGACATCGAGGAAGAAGATGCAGAGGACTTTCATAGAGACACAACCATAAACCAGTACAATCTTTTTCATTATGATGAAAGTAGAGTAGAGGGGCTTTATAACATGCCTATACTTGAGGGAGTGGATCATATACCTAAAGATTTTCAAGGTTTTAATTATGTTTTGAATAAACCAGATTACTGTTCATGCGTGCACTTCTTTTTAGATGATTATCAATTTGAACGGATTTGGCAAAGACCAGATTTTTATATTGAGAAGTTGCTTGAATTTGATAGCGCCTTAACTCCAGACTTTAGTCTATACCTTGATATGCCTATGGCTATGCAAGTATGGAACATTTACAGATCAAGATTGATTGGTCAGATAATGCAAGATTACGGTATGACGGTTATTCCAACGGTATCGTGGTCAACTGAAGAAAGTTTTGCTTTTTGTTTTGATGGTTTGCCACAAGATGCAACGCTAGCAATCAGTACAATAGGCGTTAAGCAAAACAAAGAGCAGTTGAACATTTGGGAAAAAGGTGTAACAGAAATGATAAAACGCCTTAATCCTAAAAGAATTGTAGTATATGGCGGAAAAGTGGAATACGATTATAAAGATATAGAGGTTGTTTATTTTGAAAATGCAACAACGGAAAGGATGAAAAACAATGGGCGGTAGAGGAGCAAGTGTTAAGTCAATCATAGCAAAGTATGAAAATCATAAAAAGAAAATAAGCAATAGCTCAAGTGCGATTACAAGAGCTGAGCGAAAAAAACTTATTGAAGCTGGTTATCTTAAACGAGAGGAGAAAAAACCAACTCCTAAAAGTAGTGAAAAAAGCAACTTTGATAGAGCGAAAGAGATTAAAAACTTTAGTAATCATGATTACAGAAAAGAAAATACACCAAGAGGGGCTAAGTCTTTTGCTACAATGTTTCAAAAAAATGGAAGTTTAACTAACGGTATATTGGCTCATGGAGAGGAATATGTTATAGCGAAATGGGCTAATCAAAAGGGATATAAAAACCTAGACAAAAAATCAAAAAGTGACATTGGTAAAATTATAGGTGAATATGCTAAAGGGCATAATGTGAAGTTATCAAGAGTAGTTAATTCTAATGAATGGGATTGGTACAAATATTGATAGAAAGAGGTTTAAAAATGGGTGGACGAGGTGCGAGCTCTGGAATGAGCAGAAAAAATAAGAAATATGGCACAGAGTATGAAACGCTGCACACAGACGGAAACATAAAATTTGTAAGATACAAAGATGGAAGTGCCAAGACACCTATGGAAACTATGACAAAAGGGCGTATTTATGGAACAGTTAATGAACGAGGTGTACTAAAGTCACTAACTTTTTATGATGATGCCAACAAAAGAAACAAACAGATTGACCTTGAGGGTGTACCTCATAAGATAAACGGAGTTCTTACATTACCACATGTGCATTACGGATACAATCATGAGGAGTATGGAGGAACTCATGCTTTGAGTTCTAAGGATATGAAAATAGTTGAAAAAGCTGTTAACTCTTGGTATAATAGAAACAAGAAATAGGAGAGTAGTTTACGAGTGAAAACATGGTATAGCACCAATGGAAAGTGATGGATTTAGCGAGGGTACACTAAATTTAGTAGTATCTAGCTATTGAAGCATGTGCTATTATCAAGACGATGGTTGAAATCCGTCCGCCTATAATCTTTAGCCTCAGTTTAGTATTGAGGCTTTTTTGTTATCTAAATTAAAAACAGCGTAAAACATCCCTTTTTTACCATATACAATGAAGTCATAAGTATAAAATACTTGTGATTTTTTTGTTTGAAAGGAGGGTGAAAATTGCCTAGAGATGGAACTAAAAACTTAACTCCTATGAACAAACGAAGTTTGGAGGAACAGAAAGAACTCCAAAGAAAAGGAGGTAAAGCATCTGGCATAGCGAGAAGAAAAAAAGCTGATCTAAAAAAAGCATTTGAAACCCTCTTATCTTTGGATGTGACGGATAGTAAAATCAAGAAACAACTTGAAGAAATGGGTATGGCTGGCAACAATGAGGCGTTACTGGCCTTTGCAACATTTCAACAGGCAGTAAAAGGCAATCAAAAAGCGACTGAGAACATAATCAAGCTGACTAATACAAAAGATAAATACGACATACAGGAGCAGAAAGAGCGTATTAAAGCACTCAAGCATGAAAATAGAGAGCGTGCTGAAGCTGAGAAAGGCTCAAGTGAAACTATCGAGATAGTGGATGCATGGGCTGAAGATGTGAGGGGGGCAACAGATGACCTTTAATGTCCAGAAGAACATCAACCCTCATTTCAAATCGGTATGGGTATCTAGATTACCTTACAATGTGCTAAAAGGTGGTCGGAACTCTTTCAAATCGTCGGTTATCGTACTGAAGCTGGTCTATATGATGCTGAGATATATCAGAGTTGGAGAAACAGCCAATATAGTTGTTATTCGTAAGGTAGCAAATACAATCCGAGATAGTGTTTTTAATAAGGTTTTTTGGGCTTTGAACTTGTTTGGCATGGGTAACAAATTTAAAAAAACAGTAAGCCCGTTTCAAATCATACACAAAAAGACAGGATCAACATTTTACTTTTATGGTCAAGATGACTTT